GTTCGTTTATCATGTTACTTAATTTCCCTCGTCATGGGAAAATGAAAGGCATGGGTCAAATCGTTACTTGGTCTATTGTTGATGAAACTCAACATTGCGAGAACATGATTAAACTATTCAGAACATTCATTGAAGAAAACAATGAAATCTGGAATGATGAATTAAAAGGTAGAATATATACAATAGCAGAGAAAATGGTAGAACTTGAAGATAAGTTTATCGACCTATCATTCTCTATGGGACAAATGGAAGGTCTAACACCAGAAGATGTTAAGAAGTATATTCGATACATCGCTGACCGTAGATTGATTTCATTAGGACTAAAAGGTGTATTCAAAGTTAAACGTAACCCATTACCGTGGGTAGAAGAAATGATTAACGCTCCAACACACACTAATTTCTTTGAGAATAGAGCAACAGACTATGCAAAAGGTGCTTTATCTGGAAATTGGGGTGATGTGTGGGCATAGATAAGGAATAATAAAAATGAACGATAAACTCGTCAGTGGAGATTGCGAAAACTGTGAATCTTCATATCAAATAGCATATACAGAACAATTTGTATCAAGTGAATTACCAGAACATTGTCCATTCTGTGGTGAACTCATTGAAGATATTTCCGAAGAATATATAGATGAAGAAGACGGAAATGAAGATGAACAAGAATGGGACTAAACTGGACTTATAATAATGTTGATTTTACTGAAGACTTGATTGGTGATAATATAGGATTTGTTTATCAGATTACTAATTTAACTAATGATAGAAAATATATTGGAAAGAAGTTATTTCACTTCTCAAGAACCAAACAAGTCAAAGGTAAAAAGAAAAAGACTAAAGTATTGAGTGATTGGGACAAGTATTATGGTTCCAATGCTGAATTACAAAAAGATGTAGAAACTTCAGGCGAAGATAATTTCAAGCGAGAAATTTTGCATTTATGTAAATCTAGAGGTGAATGTAGTTACTTAGAAGCAAAAGAACAATTTCATCGTAATGTAATGGAAAGTGATGAGTACTACAACACTTGGATTATGGTACGAGTGAGAAAATCTCATATTAAAGGATATAATGCTAGATTATCTGAGTGACCTAAAGAATGAAGTATATGACACATACTTTTTTACTTCTGGAGATGAAGAAGGTTCAATAACTGTTCAAGGACTAAGATATAAAGAGCCTGGAGAGTATATCATGGGCAATCTTGGTCACATATATCATATCATTCTATTCCGAGAGGATGAGAATGGTGAGTTGTATGATGAAGAATCATTTGAAGCGGTTCTTCTTGATCCATTAGAATATATGTCTGAAATGATTAATGCCAATTTGTTTGGATTATTCACTAAGAAAACATCTACATCAGATGATTACGTCAAATCAATTCTTGACAATTTCTAATATATGAAGTATAATGAATGACATTTAAAATTTGGAAACATTATGATATTAGTTGATTTAAGTCAAGTATTGTTGGGCGGTATCATGGCTCAGATTACTGGCGATAAGAAAGTCAAGATTGAAGAAGATTTAATTCGTCATATGGTATTGAATACTATTCGATTGAATCTTAAAGCATTTAAAGCCGAATATGGTGAAGTTGTATTATGCTGTGACAGTAGAAAGTACTGGCGCAGAGACATTTTCCCATTCTACAAAGCAAATCGTAAGAAGATGCGTGAGAAGTCAGATTTAGACTGGCAACTTATCTATGAAATCATCAATAAATTAAAAATTGAATTAAAAGAAAACTTTCCATATAAAGTTATTGATATTGATGGTGCAGAAGCAGATGATATCATCGGTGTTCTTACTCCTAGAAAAGCACCACATGAAAAGATATTGATTCTTTCTAGTGATGGTGACTTCTTACAGCTACAAAAATATCCTAGCGTTAAACAATACAATCCAGCATTAAAGAAATTTGTCAAATCGACTAATCCTGCTCAAGAACTTAAAGAGAAGATTATTCGTGGAGATAAAGGTGATGGTATTCCTAATATGTTTTCGCCATCTGATTGTTTTGTTAGGGATATTCGTCAGAAGCCAGTAACACAAAAAGTATTAGAAAAGTATTTGTATGAATCAGTTGATGAATGGAATGAAGAAGATAAAGTAAATTTTTCTCGTAATCAGACATTGATTGACTTGACATTCATTCCAAATGATATTGCAGAGAAAATCATAAATACTTATGAGGAAACAGTACCAGCTTCAAGAAAGAAGATATTAACTTATTTTATTGAGAAGCGTCTTAAAAATTTAATGGATGTAATAGAGGACTTTTAAAATGAAAAACATGTATGAAGTATTTGATGAATTTGAATTAGCAAAAAATAAGAAAGAACGTAAATCAGTCATTGAGAAGAATTTATCTCCTACGTTAGTGAAAGTGTTTGAATATGCATTTCACCCAACGTATCAATGGAAAGTCAAAGAAATGCCAGAGAACTATAAAGTGCCAGACACTTTACCGGGTGTATCTTATGGACATCTTGGCACAGAACTTCGCAGAATCTATATGTTCCAACAAGGACATCCTACAGCAGAAGCATTGACTCCAAGAAAACAAACAGAAATCTTGACACAATTGCTCGAATCTTTAGAACCACGTGAGGCAGAAGTTATTATGGGAATTTTCAATAAAGATTTAGGTGTCAAACACTTGAATTATGAATTTGTGAAAGAATGTTTTCCAAATCTACTTCCATAAGAGGATATATGAGTAAATTTCTAGGTAAGTTTCGCAAGAACTTAGACTATAAAGAAGATGCAATTGGGCATACTACAAAAACCAAACGAAAACATAAATTTCGTGAGCATTCAGAAATAAAAAAACAGTTAAAAGAATGGGAAAATGAGAAACTTAATGAGAGTGAATTTAGTCAGTAACAATATAATGCACTTTGAGTTTGAAAAACAAAAAGACCTTTCTCTAATGTTTTTCAGAATTCAAGAATATTATGAGTCACAATATGAAAGAATCAAAGGACACTCATTCTCTGTTTGGGATTTCATCAATGAACATATGGATGAAAAAGGAAATATTGAATACTTCTCATTTTGGGAAGGATTCAATTATCCTGGATATGTGTTAAAAGATTGGATGAAACTGCAAGAACAAGATGGACATCCATATACACAATCTGAAAGAATTATGATTAATGAAATTCGTAGTTTCATTGATATGACTAGACCATTTTATGTTATTGGAACATTAGCTGGTGATAAGCCAACATATAAACATGAAATTGCTCATGCACTTTTTTATCTAGATTCTGAATATCGTAATGATATGTTGGACATTATATCACAAATGCCATTTAGTCTTGAGCGAAAAGTGGAAAAAGCACTAGATGAAATGGGATATGCATCAGATGTTCTTATTGATGAAATGCAAGCATGGCTTTCTACAAGTAAATATAAAGAATTGATTAAAGAATTTCAATTAGACACAAAAGAAGAATATCAATATATCAAGAAAATCAGAAAAGTGTTGCGTAAATACAACAAAAAAATTAAACCTGAAGAAAATTTCTTGACTCAATGTGTATAGTATGAGATAATAGCATCATCAACTACTGATTGAGACTATTATGCTTATTGATTCAAAATCACAACTCGCAAAACTACTAGCAACTGAAAATCTTATCGTTGAACAACGCAATGTAACAACTGCATCGTTCAATCTTAATAATAGAACTTTAATAATTCCTATTCTAGCAGAGGATTTGCATCCATCTGTCTATGACTTATTCATCGGCCATGAAGTTGGACACGCATTATTCACTCCACCACAGCAATATCAAGACTCTATCGCAATAACTGGTATTCCTAAGCCAGTATTGAATGTCGTTGAAGATGCTCGTATCGAAAAACTAATCAAACGTAGATTTCCAGGACTAAAAGTTCCATTTCTACGTGCATATGCTAACTTGATGGAACAAGATTTCTTTGAAGTTAAGGGTGTAAACTTAAATGCAATGAATTTCTTAGACAGAATCAATCTCTATTTCAAGGTTGGTGGTACTTTGGGTATTCGATTCGATGAAACTGAGCGTGAACTAGTCAAAGAAATTGAAAATGCTGAAACTTTTGAAGATGTCATTGAAATTTGTAAGAAAATTACAAAATTAATGCAAGAAGAACAACAAAAACAGCAAGAAGAGAAGAAATCCAACAAAAAACCTGGTGAAAATGGTGAAATTGACGAAGAAGATGAAGATGGTCAGTCATCTCCTACTGATGATTACTCAGATTTTGATGAAAATGACGAAAAATCTGATGAATCGGGTAGTCAAGGTGACATCAATGAAGATGATTTTGATGGACAATCAGATGAAGACGAATTTTCTGATGACTTTTCAGATGAATTTGATGAAGAAGATGGAAATTTTGATAACGAATCATCAAGCACTGAGATTAAATCTCATACAGATGACGCATTTCGTAGAAATGAGAGTAGTTTGATTGATCCTTTAGTAGGAAATACGATGTATGCTACTATTCCAGAAGATATTAACTACAATAATGTGATTATTCCATACAAAACTATTGTTTCTCGATTAAAAACTGAAATGGAACATATTGATCCTACTTTGTATAGTCAATTTAAGAAAAAATCTAATAAAGTTGTATCATATCTTGTAAAAGAATTTGAACTTCGCAAAAATGCTGAACAATTGAAACGTGTATCAGAATCTAAAACTGGTGAATTGAATATGAACAAAATTTATGCATACCAATTCTCAGAAGATATCTTTAAACGAATTTCTAGTGTTCCTGATGGCAAATCTCATGGATTAGTAATGTATGTTGATTGGTCAGGTTCAATGTCACAATACATTAACGAAACAATCAAACAATTATTGAATCTAGTATTGTTCTGTAAGAAGTTGAGTATTCCATTTGAAGTATATGCATTTACAACAAATTATCATCATGATTCTAATAATGATTTTCTACCACCAAATTGCAATTTAAAAAGTGATAATTTGATGATGGGAAATAAATTCAATTTGATGCAATTGTTATCTAGTAAAATGAATAGTCAAGACTTTAGTTACATGGCAAATGCTTTATTGAATTATGATTATCGCAATAAAGAAACTGGAAGAATGAATTATTGGCCACGTTGGGGTTCATTAGGTTATACTCCATTGAATGAAACAATTATTTGTGCTATGCAAATGATTCCTAAATTCAAACAAGATAACAAACTTCAGATTGTGAATACTGTATTCTTGACTGATGGTGATGGACATGTTTTAAATGTACGAAGAGATGGTGAACGTCTTTTTTCAGAAACTGATGGTAGAGTAGTGTTTCGTCACAATTCAACTAAGCATCAAGTCCGTGTTAAATGGGGTGCTATTGAAATGACATCATCATTATTGAAGCTATTAAAACTGATAACTGATTGTAATGTAGTAGGATTCTTTCTGACATCTCAATATACATTCAATTGGAAAGTGCATTCATTATTTCCTAGAACTTCAAATTACGATGAACTCCGTAAAGAGTTTAAGAAGAATAAGAGTGTTGTATGTGAATCATCTGGTTATGACCAATTCTATATCATGAAAAATGATGTTAAGGTTGATGAAGATGATGAAATGGTTGCTAAGTCTAAAACAACACGCAGTCTGGTAACTGCACTAAGTAAGTATCACACAGGTAAAGTTATTAATCGAGTAATTTTAAGTAAATTCATAGGAATGATTTCATGAGTAAACGAGCGTTAATTACTGGTGGCAATGGTTACATTGGACATCAGTTACAGAAAGAACTTAAACTATCTGGTTATTCAGTCATTGTAATTGATAAAAAAGATCCATCATTATTGATGTCCAACAATTACTGTGACTTGTATATCCAAGCAGACTTGACAGACAAATATAAATTGTTTGAGATATTTCCTGCAATTGAAATTGATATTGTATTTCATCTAGCTGGATATATTGAAGTTGGTGAAAGCGAACAGCATCCATTAGAATACTATGAGAATAATGTAGTTTCAACAATCAATACATTATCTCTAATGAAACGTATTGGATGTGATAAGATTGTGTTTTCATCTACTGCCGCAGTTTATGGTGAAGATGAAATATCAGTCTATGGTAAGACTAAAATAATGAGTGAAGATATCATCAAAGATGCACAGAAAGAAAAGATTCATGGTGTATGTCTTCGTTACTTTAATGTAGCTGGCGCAGATTCAAATGGTGAGTTTGGTGAGAATCATTATCCAGAAACACATCTGATTCCTAATCTATTTTTAAAAGATGGACTCACAATCAATGGTGATGATTACAATACCTATGATGGTACTTGTGCTAGAGATTATGTTCATGTAGAAGATTTAGCATACGCACATGTGCTTGCCGCTGATTATCTATTCAAAGGCAATTCAACTAACTTCTTTGATATTGGATCAGGTAATAGCGTGACGATTAAACAGATTGTCACAGAAGCAGAACGAGTACTAAACAAGAAGATTAAAACAACAATTGGTCCACGCAGACCAGGTGATCCAGCAGTATTGCAAGCAGACAATACACGAGCAGAATGTATTTTGATGTATACACCAGAACACACGCTTGACACAATCATCAAAACAGCGTATAATTGGGAAGTTAAACAAAAACGAGTAGCTAAACGTAAACGTACTAAGAAAGGAAGTTAAAATGGATCAAGAAATCGTATCAAAATGGTATAATGGTAATAAACAAGCAACCGTACTAAAATCTAAATCACGTGGTTACGTAGTAGAGTATTATGAAAACGACAAGAAGAAAAAAACGACTAACACAATTACACTAACAGAAGCAGAATCATTAGCAGAAGATTTTGTTCAGAATGATGATGGTCCAAGTTTACTCAACGAATAACTCAGTGGTTTTCCGCGCTTCCAAAACGGGTATAGAGGACTACTAATGACAAAGTATTCAAAGTATGATTGATATTAATACGACACCAGTCGCAATAATCGAAGAGTCAGAGAGTCCCATTAGAAATACTAAAGGATTGAAATCTCCTAGATTTTTCAGTATGCCAGAAACTGGTACTAAGCTGTATACAGAGAAACAATTAATTATGATGTATCAAAAAGGACTCGAAGACGGAAAAGCGAATAATGAAAAACACTGATTTTATAGGAAAATTTTATCTAGAAGATTTGTTAGTATGTGACAGATTGATTGAGTATTTCAATCAAAGTCCTAATAAAGTTTTAGGAGAAATTGGACATAAGATTGTAAAGAAATATAAAGATTCAACCGACCTTGCTATTACGAGAGACTTATTTTGGACAGTACCTGTTATCTCAGATTATTTGAATGAATTACAGAAAGTATGTGAGCAATACATTGAGATGTTTCCTTGGTGCAATCAAGGAAGTCCATGGGGAATTATTCAACCATTCAATATTCAGCACTATGAACCCGGACAAGGATTTCATAAAATGCATTGTGAGAGGTCTAATACAAAACATGATATAAGAGATAGACATCTAGTATTCATGACATATCTGAATGATGTGAATGATGAAGGATATACCGAGTTCTATCATCAAGATGTGAGAGTTCAGCCAAGAAAAGGATTAACGTTAATTTGGCCAGCCGATTGGACACATGTGCATAGAGGTATTGTTTCACAAACAGAAGACAAATATATCGTCACTGGATGGTATGAATTTTATGAAGCATAAAAAAGGACTTGAAGATGGAAAACACTCAGTATCATAGTACGAGTCATCTCTATGATAAGATTATCTCGACTGCATCAGCCAACGTCCTCAGAACTATAGTCGAATCAAGATAGGAGTCATCATGGCAATTCCTCAGTATCAAGTATGTCCTAAATGTGGTTCAGATTATGAGCCACCATTCATCTGTGATGTGTGCTATAATAAACTATACAGCAAAGCGGTGCTTGAAGACACAGCGAAACGTGTAGAGGACCTTCGGGAGAAACTTAGAGCAGATAGAGAAGCAGAGAAGAGAGACCTGAAGAGAAAGGCAAAAAAGGTGGCCAAAAAATCTGCGGCCGGGAAAATTTCCTGATCCATGGAGTTCTACCGGAGAAAAAAGTTGCCGGAAAAAATCCTGGCGGGAAAATTTCGAAAAATATCGGTTTTGGTGCGGGATTCCTAGTTACGAGAGTCGCGGTTTCGGCAGAAACAAACTTTTTTCAATACATGGATTTTTTTCTTTTGTCAAGTACTTTCAAGTATTTTGTGCAATAAAAGAGCAGTATTTTTAACTGCTCTTTTTTTTGTGCTATGCTATACTATTTTAAGTATACGCTAAATGCTACAGCATCACGCTTCAAACATTCTGCACAAGAGCGTTTAAAATTCACTACTTTATTGTGATACTTTGAAAAGTAAGAAGTACGATGTTTACGAGAGCCGCGATAGCGTATCGTAAACTTGATATCGTTTGCTTTTAGCGTCTTGCGTACAGTTTCAAGTGTAGCAATGTCAAGATTTTGCATGATACTTTTACGCATTTTCTTAATGTTAAGTGTACGCACTTTATAATTGCTTTCTTTAGTAATTGTAAATTGACTCATTTTTTAATCTCACTTTCAATAATATAATGTTAAACAATTGTTTTACTACAGTTACTACTATAACGGGACAGTATTTAGTTGTCAAGCGTTTTTTTTAATCTTTTAAAATATTTTCAATAGCATCTAATTTTTGTGATAGACTATCATTTAGTTTTACTAACTTTTCGATGCGAGAGTGTAGATTATTATTTTCTTCTTCTAGATAAAAAATTGTAGTATTAGCATTGTTTAATTCATAATCTAATTCTGTACACTTCTCATTTAATTTTGCTATGATGTCATCATTTTTTACAATTGCTTTTAATTGTTTTTTGTTTACTGATTTTGCTTTCTTTTTAAAATCGTATACATCAAAAAAAAGCGCATCATCTTTTGTGCAATGATTTTTGTTATAACGGGGACCTCTGTACTTAATTCTAAAAGTATAATCAGTAAATGCACTCTTAAAATCATCAAGCAATGCAATTGCTATTGCTTTATATGTACAAGAAAAATCATCACGCTTGAAACTTCTAAAAGAATTCTTATTCATTTTTACTTCTCGCTTTCAATAAAAAAACATAGTATAACACAGATTAATAACATAATGCAAGCGATAATTTTTAACTCGTGATATGTAAGCATTTTGTGCCTTTCGTTTAATCGATGAATTCATTTTACGCTAGTTTTTAGAATTGTCAAGCAAAAAATTGAAAATATTTTTAAAAAATAACTTGACAATCTCAAAAGTCTAGTGTAGAATGTATTTACACTAGCAAACAATGAGAAAATCAAGAAAACTAGAAGCCCGGACCGTGGGCGTTAAAAACGTATCGCAAAAAAGTCTTGACATTCTCTTTTGTTTATGCTATTCTGTTTAGTTCGATTGTAAGTTTCGATTGATTTTTAAAAAATAACTTGACATTCTCAAAAATTGCTTTTATACTTGCAATTGTCTTACATTATGGGGTTTTATCATGAAGCTATTATCTACAGGCAATCCTAAGGTGCTTAAGGGTATGAAGTATGGGTACAATTCCTATATTCTACACTTAGCGCCAGCCGACTTGAGTGGGTATCAAACATGCCCGAAAGCCACTATCGGATGCAAAACCGCTTGTCTTAATACAGCGGGACGCGGTGGTATGTATAAGCGTGGCGAAACCACTAACGTGATACAAAAAGCGAGAGTCCGCAAAACGGTTGGATTTTTTGAGGATCGTGACGGATTCATGGCGGACGTGGTTTCGGATATCAATTTAGCAATTAAGCAAAGTAAAAAACTCGGATTAATTCCGGTCATTAGATTGAATGGTACTTCGGATATCGCATGGGAAAAGATAAGAGTAGGATCCTATCGGAATATTATGGAAGCCTTTCCAGATATTCAATTCTATGATTATACGAAAATTGCTAACAGAAAAGTGCCTTATAATTATCATTTAACTTTCAGTGCGGCCGATGGTAACGATGCGGACGTATTGAAAGCAATTAAAAATGGGTATAATATTGCGGTGGTGTTTGAGAGTAAGACTTTACCTACAGAATATCTTAATGTACCAGTGATTAATGGTGATGAATCCGACTTAAGATTTTTAGACAAACCCAATAGCATTGTCGGACTATATGCAAAGGGTAAAGCCAAAAAAGATACCACTGGCTTCGTGAAGCGAATTATTGATATTAAAGCAATATAAAAAGGTTGAATAAAGTGCGAAAGGCACTTGACAGGATCGAAAGGTCCTGTTAGAATGTATCCTATGAATGATATTGATATTTTAATGGATGACTTACTGAATGATACCTCCGAATACGAGGACGACAGCCTAGTGGAATCCCTAGGACGTGTGGACGTATTGCGGCAATTAGTGCCTGAAGGTGCCAATCAGTGGGATCCAGATAGTATGGAGTAGACTATCGAACGGTCCGCTAGGTTGTGCTAAGTATCCTGCAAAGGATACCGGTGGGCTTCGGACGGAAAATTTGGACGGCCAAATCAAAGACACGGATTAAGACTAGATCCGAGCATCGGTCCCCGCTATATCCTGCGCTCTTTCCAAAGGTGCTATTTTATGCACAAGTTATACACAAGTTATACACAAGTTATACACAAGTTATACACAGCTTATGCACAATTTGTCAGTCGGCACTACTAGATTTTAATCAGTAGGCAGTTGGGACGAGTCCTTCGGCCCTCTCTCGGTGGCGTCCCTCTCTTATATCATAACAATATCTTATCAATACCTCTCGGTCCATAAAAAATCCTTTCTCTCTTTTCTTTATTATATCACATTTTTAGTTGACAATCTGGCAAACATTCTATATCATTACTACATCGACATTTAAAACACTTATAGGAGAATTATCATGCCTTATATTAGTACTGATGAAGTGAAAGCAATTAGGAATGAATTGAAGGTACAGTTTCCTCATATTAAATTTTCTGTTAGAAAGGTTTATAATGGATCATCGGTTGATGTATCTATTATGGCGAGTCCTTATGATTTTAAAGAAGTGTTAGGCGATAGTACCTATGCTCAAATTAATCACTATCATTTATATAACTATGGGGATTATGAATCCTTATTCAATGATATTCTAACAGTGATTAAGACTGCACCAGCGAAGGCAGGTGGTAGGGAGTGGTTTGATAAGAGCGATATTATGACGGATTACTTCCATACGGCATACTATATGTCTATTAATGTCGGTGCGTGGGATAAGCCTTATAAAAAGATTTGATGTAGTGATTGACATTCTGGCAAACATTCTATACAATGATTACATATTATAAACGGAGATTATAATGCCAAAATATAAAGTGACTATGGAAAGAGCGGTGATTGCAACCGTACTTCGAAACTACTATTCGGATGGTACTGTACCTGATTTGTGGTTCGATTGGTTCTGTAGTGATAGTGAATTGTCTAATAGGGCACGTGAATTGATGCCTGTCCTTGCATACTTCATTAATCATAAGTCTATTGACATTGCGGACAAGTATGTATTCTTTAAGAATTGCGCTCCTGCTTTTGGTGATACATACGATGCCATTAAGATATGCGATAAGGAAAGCGGTGATGTGTTATATCAAGTAGACAATCGGTTGGGTGATTGGTATTATTCGAGTGCCGATGAAGACTTTGAAAAAGATACTGAATTGCCTATCTAATTATATCATAAAAATGCTTGACAAACCGGCAAACATTCTATACAATAGTTACATCGTTAATTGATAAGGAAGTAAGTGATGAAAAAATCTATTGTTTCATTTGGTGAGTTAGCGACTGGTACAGATTTTTTTGATCCAGAGAGCGGTGAATTCTTTACGAAGGTTAATATGCACGAGGCAAAATGCTTCTCTGGTGGTGATGTCTTTATGGATAAATTATCACCGTTCGGTCAAGATGAAAAGGTGGAAATTAAATGAGTGACTATTATTCTTTAGGGTTTACACGGTCAGATGGCGACTTCGAGTTAGTAGCCACTCTTAATAATTCTGGTAAACATATGCCCGATGAAGTCTTTACAGATTTTGTTAATCATGTTAAACTAGCATTTGAGTATGCAACAAATGGTCATATTGAAGTATTGGAACGTCAGGATGCACTTGACATTGTAGAATTAGGAGATTAAGATGAAAAAAACTATTCAAAACTTTAGACAATATAAATCTAGCCCAGCGGAATATTCTACTTATAAGAATATCCATATCTCACTACTAGAGGAATTTAAGTCCAAATTCGGTAGTCAGTTTAGAATTCGCTATCGTGGTCCTCGTGTTGGTATGGGTGATGGTCGCAGTCGACAACAATGTAAACAAGATTGTATCAAACAAAATGCGTTTACATTCTCTGCCTATAGGAAATAATCATGGCTACATTTAGAATTCACGCATCGGAAACAGTTTATTATATGGTCGATGTCGAAGCTGAAAATGAAAGTGCAGTCCAGACAATGATTGATAATGGTGACATTGAATGGGGTCAGCCTGTTGATGGTGATGATTTTAATGTCGATGTAATTGAGGAGTTATAATGGGTAGATATTACAACGGTGACATTGAAGGCAAATTCTGGTTCGGTGTTCAATCATCAAGTGACGGTGAATTCTTTGGGGCTCGTGAGATGAACTCGAATTATGTTCAGTATATGGTCGATGATAAAGAAAAGGTCGAAGCTGGCATCAAGGAATGTATTGATAAACTTGGTGTTAAAAAGGAACTCTTAGACAAATTCTTTGCAGAGCATAACGGATACAACGATGCGAGTATTACTAAATTCTTTGCAGATAATGGTATTCGATATGATCCTGATATGTTAGAATGGTATGCTCGACTTGAATTGGGTATGAAAATCAAAGCAGTGATGGATGAAAAAGGCTTCTGTGAATTCGAAGCAGAGATGTAATAGGAACTATTCATCAAAAGCCCCACATAGTGGACTATACAGATAAAATTGCCGTTTGTCAAGTACTTTTTGTTAAAAAAACTGGCAAATATGTGTTGACAGACTGGCAATAATCGTATACAATGGTTACATCATTAATTGAGAAGGAAAATATATCATGACCGAGATGACAAAAATCCAACGTGATGCCTTAGAGCAAAAATATATCAACACACAATTACAAGATGCTGACTATGATATGCTTATGGACATGGCTCGAAGTTATTTAGAAGGTCGAATTGTAACGATGACTGATGCTGATTTGATTGAGGACATCGAATATTATGCACCAGATGTTCTTGAGGAGATGATTGATGAAATACCAGTATAGAAAAGAAATCTGTGCCGAGTTAATCAGACAATGCAGTGTGCTGTCAGGTAGAAAAGCATATATTCATGAATTGATTATTGCTCATTTACAATTTACGGGTTTTGATGATGCTCAAATATTAGAAGCATTAGTCAATTGTAATGAGAAAGTGTATTGGAGAAAATTATGTGGTGGTTAGATAAAGAAGTGTTGACAATGATTTTTAAATTGGTGTGGCAAGCAATTTCATTGGTCACATATATTGTATTGATTATTCTTGGCTTCATCAAAGGACTGCATCATGAGTATGCCGAAGCGACTTACCTGTTAGTACTTGCTACGCTTCCATATCAGTTGTACCGAGATAAGTAGATAAAAAATACTTCAATAATTTTGTTGACAAACCGGCAATAATCACATACAATAGTCACATAGTTAATTGATAAGGAATTTTATTATGAGTGATACACAATACGATACACTAACAGACAACGTACTGGAAATGTATTTCAATGAAACGACAAATTATGATACTATTGCGGATCGGTGCAATACTACGCCAATTGAAGTTGCTAACATTGTAAATGATTATTATGCCGAGCAATGGTTCGCTGATGAACCACTATTGAATGAGGAAGACTATCGTGACTTGTAGAAAAGTAAATCGGTATACTGTGCTTGACAAAGCCAGAGAATTACTCAAAGCACATGATGATAGGGTTGCTCGTGTTCGTGAGGAACGAATTCAATGGAAGATGTCACAGATTAAAAGATTTTGGTTCAAACCCAATCGTACATATACTCGTTATGAAGCCATCAAATACTTTGAAAATATGAGTGTATTTGATGGTGCATTCAAAGAACAATATTTTACAATACAATCTTTCAGTAAATATAATCCATCACGATTGAGGGAATTGATTGTTATGGCTGAATATCCAGGTTCACACAATACAATCTCATTATGTATTGATGACTTCAATTTATTGTTTGGAGAAAAATAATGATTTATGAATTCGAAGGTCGATGCCCAAGTAAAAAGCAAGTGTTGAAAGTGATTGACAAAGCTATTAGCGAAGGGTCTAATCAGATTAATATTTGGTGGGGTGAGAATACTATCACGCTAGAGAAACAACGTATTAATGGTATCTGGTGTGGTTGGGGTTGGATCCGTAGAATTGGTGGACAAGATATTGCAAATGATATGACAAGGACATTAGCATGAATTTAAATGATGCAAAAGAAATCACAATCAATGAATTGATTAAATGCCAAGAGAATGATGATACAGAAATGGCACACTATGAGGCTGATGATTTATTGTGTGATTTTCTTATTGAATTAGGTCATTCTGATGTTGTTGAGCAATTTAAAAAAGTAAAGAAATGGTATGCTTGACAAACCCATTCCCTTATAAATAAGTGTGTATCGCCAGATTGCAGTCTGCATACACTCTAACATTAAAAGGGAATGTCAGCATGAGTATATATTCATATAAAAATTTACCTACCGGATTTTATGTTTACGCATACATAAGAATAGACGGAACACCATACTACATTGGAAAAGGCAAAAATGCCAGATTATTTCATCGAGATAAATGGCATAATCCACCAAAAGATAGAGCAAGAATTGTAATATTAGAAAGTAATTTGACTGAAATAGGTGCATTAGCACTTGAAAGACGATATATTAAATGGTATGGTAGAAAAGACAACAATACAGGAATACTTCAAAATAGAACAGATGGTGGTGATGGTACATCTGGAAGGAAGCAAAAAGGCAGATGGGGAAAAGATAATCCAATGTATGGTAAACCAGCAATAGGTAGAAGAAAAGTAATTTCTCCAGATGGAAAAGTTTTTGCTTGTGCTAAATTGGCGGCAGAATTTTATAATACATCAACATCAATTATTGATATGAGATGTCGCAGACAAAATTTAGGCTGGAAATTCTTTGATGATGTTAAAAAACATGTAGATAAAAAATTAAAGTCAGTAAAATCTCCAGATAACATTGTCTACAATTCGATAACAGAGGCTGCCACAAAAAGTAATATAAAAATAAGCACATTATGGAAATGGTTACAAATTTCTAAAAATGGTTGGACATATATTAATGATTAATAGTTGACAAACCGGCAATAATAGTATAAAATGTTTTCTACGTTGAATTAATTGAGAAGGAAATATATCATGGGTACACGTTCATTAAGTTACTTTTATTCATCTGATGATACTTCTGCACCAATTCTATGCGTTTACAGACAATACGATTCCTATCCCGAAGGTCATGGTATTGACCTTGCTGAATTCTTAGAGCCATTCACACTCGTTAATGGTATTCCTGTAGGTGATACTCGCAAACTTGCAAATGGTATGGGTTGCCTTGCGGCACAGTTTGTTGCACACTTCAAAAAAGAAGCTGGTGGGTTCTATGTTGAGCCAGCTATTCTCAATCAGGCATGTGGACAAGAGTATGAGTATCATGTCTATGCAGATAAAGTTGTGGTGTATGCAAACGAATATCCAGAAAACAATAAGTTGTTTGAGGGTACGTGGGCAGAATTAAAAGATTTCTGTCAGAGTAAATTTGATTTTGTTGAGAGTTCAGACGGTAACAAATACTATCGAGTTCGCACAGCCAAGAGCGGTAAAATGTATTGTGATTGCAAAGGGTTCGAAGTTCGCGGAAGTTGCCGTCATATCAACGAAGTTACTGCACAAAGAAAGGTTGCATAATGGAATTAACTGATGTACAATTGAAAACATTACACAATATCAAAGAGCGAATTGATAAAGTATATACACTTGCTGATGAATCCTTGCACGTTATGTTAGCATCAATGCAGACTGATATTAAAGATTTGATTAAAATTGTAGAGAGTAATG